AAACCCGGTGTCAGTGTCAGCCGCGAACGTCAGCGACGGCGCAGCCGCCGACCCTGGCGCTGCTTTAAGCGGGCCGGTCATGCTGGTCTGGCCGTCACGCGCGACGGAATTGGTCAGCTCGGAGCCGATATCCGAGAAATTCGCGTTGACGACGGCCGCCGTGATGGTCTGGCCGTCCGAGTAGGTGTTGGGAATGGCGTAGGTGCCAGAACCATTGCGTGCCATGTCGCGCCGTTAGGTGGGTACGCGCGCACAACGCTGTAACTGTTGCGTGAAGGTTACTGATTTTCAACGCAAATCACACTACATATGAAGCGGCCCGACAGGTGCGCTAACACCGGCCGGGCCTCGACATCACCCCTGATGAACCCAGGAGATCAGTCATGACCCATACTATCACGGCTCCGCGCCGTGTCGCTAGAGCTGCGACTATTGCCCTTTGGGCAGTCGGCTCCGCTTATCTACTTCGTCACGAATGGCAAGCCGCGTCCCCGGATTGGGTCGTGATCTGCGCTACCCCGGTCGTCTGGGGCGTGATCCTCGCCCTGCCGGTGCTCAGCACCTATGCTCGCCACGACCGCATGTGGCTCGCTACCGCGCTCCTGTGGCTGGCCGCGATCATGGGCAGCGTCTACACCCTCAACGCGACGATCGGCCGACAGGCCGGGGCTCGTGATGCTGCGGTGCAGTCGGCCACGGTGATTGAGCAACAGCGCGCCGCCCTCACGGTAGCGCTCGACGCGGAGAAGCTGCGCCGGCAGGACGCTCTGAACCGTTGCGGCACCGGCCGCGCGTGTCACGAAAGCACCCGCAGCCTGCTCGGCATGCATCAACTCGAGATCGAGCGCCTTGAGCGGCAGATTGCTGGCCTCACCGTTGCCACCCCGCAAGCCGGAGAGCAGCGGGTTGCCGCTCTCTTGTCGCTGGTGTTTGGCCTCGAGGCGACGTTTGCCGCCGATCTGGTGGCGTTGCTTGCCCCTTGCCTTCTCGGCCTCACCCTGGAGCTGTCCGCGTTTGCCGCTGCCATGTACGGCTGGCACCCTGGCGCCGCCCCTGTTCAGCCGGTTAGGCAACATTTGCCGGCCCTGGCAAAGCCGGAAACCCTGGCAAACGTCGCAGCAAACTCGGCACCCCACCCCGTCATCGATGCTCTTATCCGGGCCGGTCGGCCACTGACCAACGGGGAGCTGGCAAGAATGATGGGCGTGTGCGACGGCGAAGCCACCAAACGGCGCCGGGAAGTGGCAAACGTCGTCAACACTCGTCGGGCCGGGCGGCACGTGATGATCTCGCTCATCGCTGCTGGAGGGCACGCGCCAGCCGGTCACGTTCGGACTGCGTTTCATTGAACTGAGCGGCGGCGTTGATCCGGGCGGCCTCGCGGTTGCCCGGCGCCATGCTGACCATGGGCGACGCAACTTGATTGCCGAGGTAGCGTTGCATGGTTGGGTTGAGCACCGCGCGGCTGGCGACGGCTTGGCCGATGATGGGCGCCACCACACCAGCAGCGGCGCCGGGCGCTCCACCAAGAGCAGCACCAGCAGCACCACCCATGGCCGACATGACGAGCCGTGCCGGCGTGCCGGAGTTGGGCAGCGGGGCCATCAGCGCGGCCCCGCCCCGCGCAAGGTCAACGAGATCCCCTTGGCCACGCGCATAGTTGCGCTGACCGTGAACCGTCTTTACTGCCTGCGCCAATTGCTGCGGCGAGAACGTGCCAAGCGCCGCGTTCTCGCCGGCTCCAATAGCCGCGCGCTCGATTGCCAGCAGGTTGCGATATTCGCGGCGCGCGTTCTTCAACGAAGTAGCAACATCGCCCCGGCCGGCACTTCGCAACCACGTCTCGGCGGCGTCGTCGAGCGTGTTCTGAATCGAATAGAGAGCGTCCCGCGTTCTGGGGTCTTGCGCACCGCGTGCTGCCGCGCCTAGCTGGGACCGCCATACATTGTAAACGTCGCCGCTCATGTACTGATTTTGTCGAGCAAGTTGCGCCAGATCATCATTGATGGCGCGCGGCAACGAACTGCGTAGCGACGGCTCAGTGATGCGCTCGTAGTTCGCAGCGATGCGGCTCACGTCCTGCGTCAATTGCCGGCCGACCGGCGTGATGCTTAGGGGCACGGCGATGCGATTTGCCGCCCGGTTAAACTCATTGCCAATGCGGTCAAATGCATCGTTCATGACCTCCGGCGTCGCCGCACGGGCATTGATGCCAGCCCGGCGCAGCGTCGCCTCGACGAATCGTTCGCTTTGCGTATCCTTGAGCGCAGCCGCGCGCCCTGCCGCCAGCGGCGTATCAGCCGCCACGCTTTCCGCCCACCGGATTGAGCGATTGCCGCTCACGTCGCCGGCCGACAGCGGCACGCCCTCTTGACGCATCACCGCCACATCGCGCGCGCGCTCTGCCCCCTTGGCCGTGCTGGTGTTGATTGCCCCCGGCGAAATCATTCGGCCGATGATCTGCGGCGCAATGCTGCCGGCGATGGCGCCTCCGGCCCTGGCGTAAGGTTCGGCAGCCGAGCCCTTTGTCAACTGGCCCGCGGTCTCGCTAGTGACGGCCGGCGCAATGACGTTCATTGCCGCCCGGCGACCGAGATGCGCCCCGACGCCACCTGCCGGAAACAGCATGCCGGGCAGGAACTCCGCAATCGTGCCGGCATATTGGCCAGCCGTCGTCTGCGGCTCATACAGCGGCCCCGTGACGTTGCGCTCGACAGTGCCTTTGATGTCGGAGAACTGCGGCAACGCCGCCTCCGGCGCGACCGTGTTGCCTTCGGCGCCGAACTGCCGGCCCACGTAGTTGACGCCGATGCGGCCCAATTGCTCGACAGTGCCGGGCAGTGCGGCCAGCCCGATGCCGCCTTTGACAATGCCAGAAGCGAAGCTCTTGCCCATGTCGTAGCCGACGCTCACGGGCTCTTGCGCGGGCTGCTGCGCAAATTGAGCGTAGGGGTTCGTCGAAACTGGCTGAACAAATTGCTCGTAGGGATTAGCCATTGCGGAACACCTCGCGCGGCATCGTGTTGCGACGCGGCTGCACTGGTGCCGGTTGCTCCGGCGTCATCGGCTGTTGCGGCTGCCCTTGGCCGAGAATGGCAGAGGACGCGCCTTGCCCGAACACTTGATCGAATAGCGCCGCTTCCGCCGGGTTAGCGCGTAGGCGCTCGATTGCCGCTGCCGGTGGCGGAATCATCTGGCGGGCGCCTTGGATGACCTGCCCGCCGCCGCCGTTCTGCTGTGGCGCGGCTTGGCCCGGCGCGGTCGGTTGCGGCATGAACCCCTGCCCCGCGCTGTCCATCATGCCGCGCGCTTCCTGCACCAGATCGTCAAAGCGGTTGCCGACCTTCTGCGCATAGTCGATATCGAAGTCAAAGAACGACTTGCTTTTGTTCTCCGGCGCTTTCCGCCACTCCTGAAACGAGCGGGCTTTGTCGATCTTCGATTGTTCGACGCGCCGCGCCGCTTCCACCATGATGCGGTTGGCACGCGGGTCGTTGCTGAGCCGCGGCAGCGTTTTCTCGAGGAACTCGCGGTCGGCGTTGCTGAAGTTGTTGCTTGGGAAGCCACCGGATCCGAGCTTGTTGACCAGCATGCCAGCCGTCGCCGCCTCGAATGCCTGAGCATCGCCCACGAAGTTGTCTGTGATGCCGAACTGCTTGAGCACGTCGGGCGATACACCGAGATCCTTGGCCCACGCCGCCGCAGTCCGCACGGCCGGAGCGCTGGCGCCCGTCTTCAGCCGTTCAAGCCGCGCCTGTAGGCCCGCAAGCTGCTGAAGCTGCTGCTGGGCCGATCCTGCGGCTTTGAATGCCTCGACCTGCGCTTCTGCGCTGGCCTTGCCAATCGCCTGCGATTCCGCCCCTTCTTGCTTCATCTCGACGGTGGTCTGTGGCCGGCCGGCTTGCTTCAGCTCGATCTCGCGCCGAGCGAAGTCAGGGTTTCGCTGGCCATAGGCGAAGTTGCGTTGCGCTTCTGTCTGCTCTGGCCCCTTCACCTCTTGCGCAATGACCGCGCGGGCGATGTTTTTGCCGTCTTCCATGCCGAACCCGCCGCCGCGCGCGGGGTCCATCAACTGTGCAGCCAGTTGTTTGACCGGAACGTTCCCCTGCAGCCCCTGGCGGTAGATGTCGGCCACGGCTTGATTGCCGGCGCGCTCGCCTTCGTTGGCTTGCTGTGTCCATGCGGCGCCGCTGCCGGCCTGCAGCACGCGCGCAAGCGCCTGCGTCCAGTGCTGCGCCGGCCCGGTGTCCATGCCAGCGTTGAGCAGTCGCGCCCCGAGCTGCCGGCTGGACCCAACCGACTCCGGCGTCCACCCATTGGCGCTAGGCGCGGCTCCCATTGGATTCATTGGTGCGGCTCCTGGCGATGCGGGGGGCGTAGAGGATGCGGGGGGTGCTGCACCACCCATCGGCGCAGGCGCGCGGCCAGCCTCATAGGCGGCCATGGCCTGCATCAGCGGCGTGCGCTGCTCCTGCGTGAGCGGCGCGTTGGGATCAATCCCCAGCCGGCGAGACACGCTGTTGATGTAGCTGCCGGTGGAGTTGTTATCGACGTTGGGCGGCGCCCACCGATTGACGATGCCAGACACGGTGTTGAGGCCGTGCTTGTTCTGGTAGGTGTCGAGTATCCGCCCCATGACCGAATACCCCTGATCTGGGGTCTCGAATTGCGCATAGCGCCCGTTGGGCCCCAGCGTGGCGCCATAGGCGCCCATCCAGGGCTTGAACTCGACCGCACCGGGGTTGTTGTAGCGAAGCGTAAGGGGCTGGCTCATTTGCCAAACATTCTTGAGAACAGGCTTCCGCCGACGCTAGCCCCGCCACCGAGCGGCGCACCGAGCATCGCGCCACCGATGCCGGCAAGCCCGCCCAGCATCGCGTTGCGCTGCTGCATTTGCTGGCTGTACTGGTTCATTTGGCCGTCATAGTTGGCCTTGTTGAGCCCTATGTAATCCACCGTGCCGACGTTGACGCCCGGTGCGTTGACCATGTTGGGCGACACCGTGCCCATGCCGAACTGGACGCCCGGCGACAGCTCGCGCATTTGCTGGCCGCGCTCGTTGATGGCCTGCCCCCAAGCGCCCGTGGCGAAGTTGTTGCGGGCCTCGTTCTGCTGCAAGGCAACATCGCCCATCTGCGAACGGAACGCCTCGCTCGACGGGTCGAACCCTTGGTTCCGCAGTCGGCTTTCCGCTGCGGCCCGCATGCGCTCGTTGCGCGGGTCCATGGTTTGATCGTACATGCCAAGCGCGCGATCGATGCCGGTGGACTCGCCGGCCTGGCCAAAGTAGCGATCGGCCAGCCCACCGAGCCCCCCGGCCATGCGCTGGCCTTTGGCGCCGAGCTGCTGGTTGACCTGAAACACCGGGTTGCCGTTGGCATCGGTTCCGTTCTGGCTCCAGTTCACGGTGTTGCCGAAGGCGTCGGTCTGGTTCGGCCGATTGTAGGCCGCCTGCTGCTGCGCCGTTCGCGTGTTCTCGGCGGCCTGCTGTTGGCCGACCGCGGCGACGTTGATTGGTGCCGGCGCTTTAGGAGATTTGAACAGCGAGCCCATCGTCACCCCTCTTGAGCCACCGGCAAGCCTCCGGCGTCATGTAGAACCGCAGCGCGTCCTGTCCGCGCCCGTAGTAGTCGCGTTCAACGCCCTCGAACTTGAACCCGAACTTCGGCGCGGCCTTCTTAACCGCGCGGTTGCTCTTGGCCGTGCGGATCTCGAGGCGGTAGACGCCCGACCCGAACACGCGCGCGAACATCTCCCGCCATGTGTCGTTGCTGGTCTTGCCGTACAGGTGAAGCTCGGCCGTCGTGTCGTTTTTGGCGGTCAGCACAAACGCCCCGACCAGCACGCCGTCTCGGTTGATGACGCCCATGGAAACAGACGGCTGCTGCTGAACGTGGACGCCGTAGCGAAGCGCGACCCATGCGTTGACGGTCGCGTCATGGCCGAGCACGAGATGCATCAGAGCGCGCCCCCGGTCTCTGCCATCACCAGAAACCCGTTGATCACAAGGCTTTCCTCTACCGAACCGTTGGCGCCCCACGTGGACGCGCCCCACGTGGCCGTGCTCCACTCGCCACCGGCAATGCTGGCGTCGAAGCCCACCCGGCCGACGAACTTGATTGACCCGAACGCGCCAATGCCGGCCATTCCGATCCAATCGGACGACACGTTGACGGATGAGCCGAACACCGCGGTGCCGAACAAGGCTGTGCCGAACTGCGCCGACGACGGAAGCGCCGCGAACGACCCCGGCGAGAGTACCGAGGTCTCATAGAAATCCGTGCTGATGCCGATCTGTGGCCGGTAGGCGCCCGTCCCGGTCAGCAGCGCGCGGCACTGAAGCCAGCGCTTTGTCTGCGCCGTGCCGAGCGCTGTGTAGGCGGTCTGTCCCGTGGCCGTGATGGGCTGATCGAAGTCAAGCGAGCCGGTGTCGGCCTTGAACACGGTTCCGGTGTTGCCGCCGAAGTACAAGTTATCGTCGTAGACCAGCCAACAATTCGCATTGTGGCTGTCGAACTCGCACCACGCGCCCGTGAGGGTGTTCATGACGTACTGACTCGACGCGCTGTTCTCGCTGCTCGGGATGTTGACGATCAGACGCGTGCCGCGCGGATAGACGATCGCTTCCCAGCCCCACACCGACGCGTAGGAGCGCGCCGCGCTGTTGAAGGCCGGCGAAATGTTGGCCGTGAGCGCGACCCGGCCGGCCTGGCTCTGATCGACCGAGAGCAGCTGAGACAGCGGGAACACGCCTTCCAGCGTGATCAGCGCCAGATCCGCGCCGTACTTGACGAAGCACCGCCGGCCGATGGGCGCAGGCACGTCGTAGGTGCCAACGAGAGACCAGGTGTTGGCGCTGGCCGGGTCTGTGCCCTGGTATAAAGCAACCTGCCCTTCGCTCGATATGAACACCGCATAGTCATCAGGCCCGGATCCGCCGTCACGGGACCATGTGCCCATCGCCACAAGGTGCCCGCCCCGCGTGAACACGCTCCCAAGCGCAAACGAGGTGGCCGCGCCGGCAACGGCATCGGTGGCGAGATAGTAAGCCGTGAGACTGTCGTTGATCGTGAACCACAGTCGCTTCTTGTGGCTGTTGACGTGCACGATGCTGGTCGCCGTCACTCCGGTCAGCGCTGGCGTGGCCCACACCGAGCCGTTGTAGTGCCGGGGATCATCGGCGCCGTTGCAGATCCAGAGGTAATGGCCGGCGCCCGTGGTGATGTTGACGTGCTGCCAGCGCGCGTTGTTGAGCCCCGTCAGCGACGAACTGGC